GGCGGCTGCACACCGAGAACGATCTCGGTGGTTGGTCCGAGCCCGACGTGTTCGCTCAGTTCCAGCCGTTGCTGGAGACCGAGCGGAAGTCGGTGAGGTCCAACGAGAAGGTGAGCAAGGTCAGGTTCGTGGTCGGCTTGAAGGAGGAGGCGGCTGCGTTCATGGAGACACAGAGAGCGGAGGATCCACATGACGACATCACTGCCTTGGTGGAGGACTGACGTCTACGACACCGAGGAACGGAACGTGGCGTTCATGAACTACGCCGGACCGAAGGGCACCGCCCTGGTAAGGGTGTGGCCTGATGGTCGGACCGATACAGGCTGGGGACTTACGTCCACGTCCGGTCCGGGGTTCATGGAGAAGTACATGCGTGGCGAGTTCGACGAGCGTCGCATCCTGTACGGCTACCGCCGCGGCAGGTGGGCGTACGCCTACGTGATGCGGTCGGTGCTGCTGGTGTGCATCGACATCGACGGGAAGAACGGTGGGCTCGACCATGCCAAGAGGCTGGGCGTGCTGCCGCCGACGATGGCGGAGACGTCGAAGTCGGGGGACGGGTACCACCTGTTCTACGTCGTCGACGACAAGTGGGATGCGGTCAAGGGCTACGGCCTGCTGAACGATCGCATCGGTGTCGAGCAGGGCGTGGACTTCCGGGCGACCGGATGCGTCTACCACTACGACACGCAGAGGTGGAACGGGAGGCAACCGGCCAAGCTGCCGGACCACCTGTTCCAGATCTTGAACGCACGCGATCAGAAGATCGCTGCGACCGCAGCCAGGATCACGAAGGTCCTGGCGAACGAGGATGAGATGGAGGTATTGATGATGCACGACGAGATCATCGACGACCTGAAGAAGCCGATGCCGCAGGGGAAGCGCAACCAGACCCTGTTCGCCATCGGCAGCCAGATGCAGCAGGCGCAGATCCCTGGCTGGGAGGAGCTGCTGCAGGACAGGGCGCTCGATGTCGGCCTGCCGGCGGACGAGGTCGCCAAGCTGGTGGCCAACATCAACAAGTACGGCCTGCCGTGAGCGACCCGATGGACTGGCAGCCCAAGATCGGCCAGGAAGTGTATGTCCTTGACCCGCTTGGGTATGAGGGCTACGCGGAGGTCGAAGAGGTTCAGCTGAAGCCACACCATTCGGTGCGGGTGAAGATGAAGAGCATCGTCGACCGGACTGACCAGAGCAAGGTGGGCCAGTCCGTATGGGTACTCACCGGTCACGTTCACCTGGTGACGTCATGACCGACGAGTTCCACGCCAAGCAGCTGTCGCTGCCCTGCGCGTGGTGCGGGGCTGCGCCGGGTGATCGGTGCCGGTCGAAGTCCGGCAAGGCGGTGTCGTTCCACTCGCGTAGGTTCTACGCGGCGAAAGCTCAGCTGCGGCGTGAGCAGCAGCCGAGCCAGCGAGGGAAGTGAGACGAGAGCCGGGACCCAATGGGTCTCGGCTCTCTCTTTTTTGGGGGGTACGATCTCGCTCATGGCGTCACTGGATGACCAGAGTCTCCTGACCGAGATCGAGATTCTCTTGAAGAAGAGGTTCGACAAGGAGGAGGCCAACAAGCACCGTATGCCGTCGACGGCACACGGTGCGCAGTCGGCAGCTCGGATCGACCAGCTGGTTCTGCCTGACGAAGAAAGAGCAAAAATGCCATTCACCAAGGACAAGTTCTTGGTGAAGGAGAACCCGCACTTGGTTCAGTGGGAGCGCGAGGTTCGCAAGTTCGAGCGCAACTTGTCGCCACAGACTGGTCACCGCATATCGGCTGTGATGATCTACGAGTGGGCCACAGGGATTCGGGTGGCTGAGCTGATGGCCGATGGTGGTACGGCTGGACCTGATCTCATGAAGATCAACAAGTGCCTGCGCTTCTACTTCGGCAAGCCGTACATGACCTACATCTGTGGTCGCAAAGTGCTGAACGCATATCGGGTTCCACCCGGTTACTACATCCGCCGGCATCGTCCGATGACGCTGACGTTGTACGCGGAGCACTGCGAGGGGACGCTCTATCCGTGACGTACGGGAAGCCCGTAAGGATTGAGCCGGACGGTACGCATGTCTATGCGAACTACCACCGGTACAAGCCGGTGCCCAAGGAGAAGCGGAAGTACGCGGTCAGGAAACCATCGGATCCCGATGCTTTCAGAGTCGGGGGCGTGTGGTACCTGCCGCTGCCCCTGCTGCCGGACCAGGCCCGTGAGATGCCTGAGACCGTCCCTGACGAGGAGACGCTGTACCACCGGGCCTACTGCCGGTGCGAGGTCTGCCAGCGCCCTGGCGCCGTGCTCCTGTGGCGCAGGGCACACGGTCTGGGCTGGGCTACACGCGCATCTGGGATTCAGCCTGCTCCAACAGGGCCTCATCAGTCAGTGCCCCACCCTCGAGCCGCTGGAAGATCTGAGCGATCGAGTCGAGGTCCTTGGCTAGCACGGCCTGGAGGAACAGGGTAGCCGCGGTCTTGTCGAGAACGTCGGGGCTGTCCTTCCAGATCATCTGAACGGTGCCGAACCGCTGGTTCCACAGCCATAGGATGCGGGTGTCCAGCGTCTGACGGTGTGAGTCAGGGATCTGCTTGCGGTACTTCCGCTGCGGGGTTACCGGCACAAGCTCGCTTGACATGTGCCTCTCCCTAGGAACATCACAACGAACAACAGGTACGAGATGTAGGCGAATCCGGCTACCGCCGGCACGCCGTAGAAGAACATGAGGATCACACCCAGTGCGTCACGCTGGGTCGCTTGGTTCTTGGGCACCGATCTCACCTCCGGCCAGATCCACGAAGTCGATGGTCACATTGTTCCTGGTGGCCGGGTGGCTGCCGGCGCGGCGCTTGCCGACGAGCCGGTCGAGGATCATCTTCCTCGCCTTGTTGGCTCTGCCCAGGCTGCCACGTACACCAGCCTCCGGCTGGTTGGCGATCTCGTAGAGCGTGCGGGCCACCAGCTCGTGGACCGGCCACTGGATCATCTCGTCGTCGAGTGGGTTCGGGTAGTCGGCCACATGCTGTAGCGCCTGCCGCACGGTGATCGACTTCATGGCAGCTCCCTGGCTGCATGGTGTAGCAGCGCGGTGGCGATTCGGACGGCGTCTCTGGGCGGGAAGTCGTAGACGTCGCCCTCGCCGTACACGTCTGTCATCTCGAGACGGACCATTCCGTCGACACGGCTGACGGTGAAGCCGTCACGCGGTTCATCCTCGTTCACTTGGCCCACACCTTCGACCAGTCCTCGATGTAGTCGACGGACGTCTCGGATCCTGGTTGCTCAAAAAATTTTCCGCCGAAGAAGTCCAGCTCCTTGGTGGCCTGCACCGCGTAGCGGTAGGCATCCATTGTGTGGCTGAAGCGGTCGTGCAGCGGCTTCTCCGTCCACATCTGGAGCTTGTGGTTGAACTCGTACTTGTAGTTCTCGAAGCACTCGAGCAGCCACTGGCAGTTGCCCTCGTGGACGATCAGGTTGTACATCTGCAGCCGTGCCTGCTGGATATCGGTGATGATGTCGTAGTCCCCCTGGCGTGAGCCGGGGATCTTCCACACCTTGCCGGACTTGGCGAGGACGGAGACGTTGGGGAACTTGGTGCGCATCATGTCCGCGGGCGTGGTGTTCACGGCCTTCTCGTGGTGCTCTCCGTCCCACGGTAGGATCATCTGCGCCACCTGGTTGAACCAGGGCTTCTCGCGGAGGACGTCGACGTACTCGGGCAGCGCCTTGCCGTGGCCCTCGCCGCAGTCGTATATGAACATCTTCGAGTTGATCCACTGGAAGGCGATCCACGCTGTGGCGTCGGAGTGCATCCCGGATGCACCGATGTCGAAGACCACGTACACCGGATGCGCGGTGTTGAGGTTGAACGTGTGGATCCGCTGGTCGTTCATCATCGCCATGTACGCCTCGCCGTACACGGCGGCAGCGTCCATCTCCTCGAACGAGCAGTAGTACTCCTGCTCGAACATCCGGTCGTTGCCGAACCGGCGGTGGTAGGTCTCGCGGATCTGCTCGAGCTGAGCCTGCGTCAGCACCGGCTCGAGCTTCTCGGCCACCATCATGGCGTTGAGATCGTCGATGGTGCGGGTGATGACCTTGAAGTCGGGGTTGCCCTCCATCGACTGCATCAGCTGCCACAGCGGGTTCTTCCGCTTGCCTCGTGGAGTCGAGGCGAACATCAGCTTCTTGTCCTCGGCCCGGTTCTCGATGATCGGGATGAGCCGGGGGATCGGGTCCTCGCGTGTGAACAGGGCGAGCTCGGTGAAGGCGTAGTCCTGGAAGGACGTGCCGACACCGTTCTTGTCGCGGCCCGACTGGAAGTAGCCCTGCAGCTTGAGCCGGCTCTTGTTGGAGAACCGGCCCTCCATGACCGTGCCCTTCCAGTCGACGAGCTCGGTGGGCACGTTGTCCTGCAGGGCCTGGACGTAGAAGCCGGAGGCCGGGTCGAAGTACGTCTTGTCCCACAGAATGTCGCGGATCATCGGGTTGTCGAGGCTGACGTAGACGCCCGTGGTCTTGGGTGTGCGGAGCCGGCGCTCGCACATCTCCATGCTCATGCCCACGTCCTTGCCCGACTGGCGCGGGTACACCACGCCCGAGATGCGGTACTTGCGCCACATCTCGTGGGCCTCACGCTGGTACGGGCGAGGCCGGTAGTGGACAGGGAACGTGGGCATCAGGCACTACTTCTTGGCCGAGGTCTTCTTGGCCGTGGACTTCTTGGCCGCGGGCTCCTCGTCGTCCTCGTCATCCTCGGAGATACCGTCGACGTGCTCGGGCTCCTCGAGACCGACGTACTCGCGGTACTGCTCGGCTGCGCTTGCGCTGCTCATGATCTTCCTCCCTTCGAGGTGAGTGGCCTGATGTCGAAACCAGCTTCGACCAGCCAATGGTCAGTGTTCAGCTTGAACTCGGTGTCGTCCAGGGCACGGCAGTATGCGGCTGCCACCCGGTTGTCGTGGTCGTAGGAGGCGATCACGTCGTAGGTGCCGTGGCCGGTGGACTCCCACCGCTTCAGCTCGTCCCATGCCGAGGTGAGCGGCTGGCCCATGAACGTGTCCTCGGTGCGATCGGTGATGTTCTGGTCGCCGCCGTAGAAGACCAGGTTCCGGCCCTTGCCGTACTCCTTGGCGAGTCGTCCGATCTCGCGGGCGAGCTGCAGGTTGAACTTGGCGTTCACCCTGCGTCCCGGATCGTTTGCGTCCGGGTTGCCCTTGAGCAGGTAGTGCGCGGTCAGCACGGTGATGGTGCCGACCTCGGCTGTCTTGAACGACACACCGAGCACACCACGTGGGCCGTGCTTGCCCTCACCGTCAGTGGGAGACAGCACGGGTGAGTAGAACCCGTGCCAGCCTCCGGTCATGAACGACTTGCGCACGGCGATCCAGGAGTCACCGGCACGAGTGGCGACCCGGTAGCCGTACGCTTCGCCGGCATCCTTGATGCGCTCGCGGAAGTCGTCGGTGTTGGCCTCGGTGCCGGTGATCCATCCGACCTTCCTGGCCGAGGCCCGCGTGAAGATCTTCTTCAGGTCGGCGTCCTGCCACGCTGGCTTGTCGGTGAACTGCATGGACGCATGCATCGCATGGACGCGGGTCATGGTGCCTCAGATCTGGAAGTCGGGTAGCCCGATGGTGCCGAACAGGGTGGAGAAGTCTTCCTTCGCCTCACCTGATCCGGCCTTGGACTGGATGCCTGCCTGCGGCGGGTCGACCGGCTTCCTCGGTGCAGCCGGCGCGGCGGGTGAAGAGGCCGCCGCACCGGCTGCGGGGGTGGCAGGCGCGGACAAGGAACGCTCCGCCACCAGCTGGGCCCGGATCTGTTCGATGATCGGCTGCACGGGGATGGAGTAACCCTGCAGTTTCCCCTCGACCCGGAGCTCGTACGGAGTAGCCAGCTCCGCAAACCGGTTGGCGAGGGTGACATCGAACTCGGCAGTGCCGGGCACCAGGTCGGGGTTGTTCTGGAACAGCCCGATCGAGGCGTGGATGGTGGAGAGGAAGTCGGAGTTCTCCTCCATCGCCGTGGTAGCTCGGTCCTTGATCTCCTCGACCAGGATCGACTTCACGGCCTCCTGCCACTCGCGGGCGTCGTTGACGTCACGGAGTGTCTCCATGCCTTCGCCTTCGAGGACCGGCACCTGCTGACCGACCATCAGCCGCGGGTGCTTGTTGAGGGCCTCGAAGTACTGGGCGTGCTCGGTCTGTACCTCTTCGAGTGCAGCGGTCTGGTACGCCTGTGCGGTGCGCTCCTCGAGCGCGGTGGACAACTCGCCCAGCCTGGGGATCAGCTCTGCGGCTGGGGTAGTCCAAGTCTCTGGGCGATCTCCAGACGGGGGTCCGGCATCGGCTCCATCTCCGGCTCCGGTTCCGGGGGTGGCGGGGGCTGCTGTGCCGCTATCAGCTCCGCCAGTCCCGGCGGTGTCGGGTCCGGCAGGAGCTCCGGTAGCGGCTGCACCACCGTCACCTGCGGGTGGAGCAGCTGTTCCAGGAGCAGCACCGTCTGCTGGCTTTCCGTCACCTGCAGGCTGAGCAGTTCCAGCAGGCGCGTCTCCCGCCGCAGGCGTCTCGCCAGCCGCATCCGGCGCCAGCGCATCCATGAGCGCCGAGAACGCAGCGTCACCGTGGACCGGAATCTCCACCACCTCAGGTGTGGCTTCAGTGGCTTGCTCACCCATTACTCCTCCCCCTTGAACTCCATCAGGGTCTGCGTCAGCATCTCCTGGTCGGCCTCGGTGAACTCGAACTTGATCTGCTCGAGCCACGCCACCAGTCCCTGGTCGGACAGGAACATCTTGTGGATCTCGGAGATGACGGCGACGTCGATGGCGGCGTAGCCGCTGGTGCAGTCCCACTCCATCTCCCACTCGAGGATGGCGAGCTGCCAGTTCATCAGCAGGTTCTTGTAGTGGTAGGAGTTCTCGGCTGCGTCCTCGACGGCGTCGTTCTTGGACAGACAGTCGGGGTCGGAGGCGATCTCGAGCTTGGCGATGTCGAGCATCTGCTGCAGCCGCTTGTAGTACAGGTCGCGGAAGTCGTTCATGTCGGCGTACGCCAGGCCCATGTAGGTGGCGATCATCCGGTTCGCCCACTGCGGGGTGACGCTCCTCTTCGACTCGGCTGCCGCCGGCTTCAGCACTTCGCGCCAGGCTTCGAGGATCGTGTGGTACGTGGTGTCCTCGTCGCCCTCGGGCGCGATGTTCAGCGCAGCCAGGTCCACCTTGTCCCGGTCGGAGTACTCGATGGTCTCGATGACCTCGCCGGGGACGACTTCCTCGCTCATTCGGGCACCTTTCCGGTCAGCATCAGCTGACGGTATTCCGCTTCGATCGCACGTACGACGGAGCGGATGTCGTAGCACAGGACGTTCTCGACGTAGACGAGCTTGGCCTCGGCGGGCACGAGCTCGGCTCCGCCGTAGTAGTCGCGGACCTCGAACAGGTCGAAGCCCTCGAGGCCGTTGTAGGTGTGGACCTTGAACGGGAAGCGCGGGTCCTTGAAGACGCCGACCTGGTAGGACGGCAGCGTGATCTTGACCTCCGCTGTCCGTGGCGGGCCGTCGCCCGCTACCTCGAAGGTCTCGACGAACTCGCCCGACTTGGTCTGGACCTGCTTGGTGCCGGTCTCCACGTAGGTCAGCACGCGGCGCCCGCGCGGCTTGGGGTACGCGGGCTTCAGGATCTCCTCCTGGTACCACTCGCGCCCGGTCTCCGGGTCGATCCGGATGGGCACGTCCTCAGGCTGGCTGTTCTGCCGTTGCCCGGCCATCTCGCCTGGGTCGGCGTGCCGGACCTCGATGTCCTGTGTCCGTACGGGATCGGGCTCCGGTGCCTCGAACCCGAAGAAGGTGGGCGGCGGCGGCTCTTCCTGGTCGAGCTGTTGCGGCTCGGGTGGGGCGTCGAGGTCGACTCCGTCGTTGAGCTTGAGCCAGGCAGAGCGCAGGCCCTCGGTGTTGTACTCGCGGTAGTGCTTGTCGAAGTTGACGCCTGCGGCCTTCAGAGCCTGGTAGTACCGGGCCTTCTCGTTCTGGCTCATGTCGTTCCTAGGTAGGTCGGGCGGACGATGTGACGAACAGTAGCAGCGGCGGCTGGGCGGCGGCGAGAGCGTGTAGACACCCGTGTAGACACCCGTGTAGACACCCTTGTAGACACCTCGAATCGCTGCGTTTCCCCAGGTCAGCGCGATGTAGACACTGTAGACACCAGAAAAGCGGATTCTTTCTGAGTGTGACACTCATAAACTTTGGTCTTTTTTGGTGTCTACGGTGTCTACATGCCTCTGACCTGCGGTTATGTGTAGACACGAGGGGGTGTCTACAGGGTGTCTACACGGGTGTCTACATTTCGGCACCGCCCAGCGGTACGGTGAGGCCATGAGCGAAGCTCCCGCCGAACAGCATCCCGACTACGACCCTGAGCTCGATGACCCGGACGACGACGCTTCGGAGTCCGAGGGCGAGATCTTCACGGAGCCGGCCAGTGAGTGAGCCCAGCGTCGGTCGCATCGTCCACTACGTGTCGTACGGCTCCGCGGGTGGCAAGTTCACCTCCGAGTGCCGGGCCGCAGTGGTCACCGAGATCAACCCGAACGACATCGGGATCTGTGTTCTCAACCCGACGGGTGTGTTCTTCGACCGGCAGATCCGTCAGTCTGAGGACGAGCACACCGGTGGCACCTGGCACTGGCCGGAGAGGGTGGAGGAATGAGCAACCCGATCCCGCCGTACACGATCTCCACGCCGTACGGCAAGCGTGGGTCGTGGGCCGCCGGCTACCACACCGGAGACGACTACTCGACCAAGGGCAAGACCGGTGTCCCGGTTCGTGCCAGCAAGGCGGGCTGGGTCCACTCCACGTTCAACGCGTGGGGCTCGAGCTACGGGATCCACGTGGTGCTCATCAACAAGTCGACGGGCATCAGGATCGGCTACTGCCACCTGAGCTCGATCAAGGTGAAGGCCGGGCAGCGGATCAAGAAGGGCCAGATCGTCGGGTACTCCGGGAACACTGGGAACTCGACTGGGCCGCACCTGCACTATGAGGAGCGGAAGTCACCGTACGGCTACTGGGACCACCGGAAGCCCGTCTTCAACAGAACGGACTGACATGGACGTCTTGTACTTCATCCTGTTCCTGGTCGCTGCGATCTTCTTCGCCATCGCAGCGGTCGGCGTCAGCCATCCGCGGCTGAACCTGATCGCAGCCGGACTGTTCTGCTGGGTGCTGGTGCTGGTGATCCACGCCGGGAAGGCGCTCAACTGATGGGCGCGCTCGGCTGGATCGTGGTGCTGCTCGTGCTGGCGTTCCTCGTCGTGCTGATCGTGCGACGCTAGTGCTTCTTGTGGAAGGGCTGCAGCTTCGACTTGCCCTTCGACTCACCCGGCTTCTTCTTGAGGCCGGGGTACTTCTGCAGCACCTTCGCACGAATCGCGTCCTTGTCGCCCTCGGTGTCCTTGCGCGCCGACATCGACAGCGCAGCCTTGGCGTGGGCCTTGTCGTGGATCGGGTACTTGCGCTTGCCCTTGAGGGCGAATGAGCCCTTCTTGAGCTTGTCGCGGTGTTCGGCGTCGAGCTTGGCCATCACGGTCTCCTGGTGTCGATGAAGGGGTTGGGTGTCCCGTTCGTTGTGTACGGGTCTGTGGTGTCGTTCATCCCGGCGTAGTCCGAGCGCCCGTACTCGAAGGTCTCGACCGAGCCGTACTCGTAGCCGACGTTCACACTGATCGGCGCGTACCGGTACTGGATCAGGCTGATCTGGCCGTACGACGGCTTCGTAACCCCGAGCTTGTCGGGCACGGACTCGGCGAAGAAGAACCACTCCTTCAGGTCACGCCGGATCTGGAGGAAGTCCTCGAAGTCGTAGTACAGCTCGCTCGGGGCGTTGTGGTCGTAGACGTGCTTCGACACCTCGACGGCCCTGCCGTTGACGTCCCAGCTGCGGATGCCGTAGCGCATCGACCCGGCGAAGTTCCCGGCGTTGATGCCCACCTGCTGCAGGTGGGCCCAGGCGTCGTGGGCGCGGTTGGCTCCCTGGGTGTTGGTCTCGATCTTCCAGGGGATCGCGCGCTGCTTGACGCTGCCGTCGACGTCGACGAAGTCGTCGAAGCCGTAGAGCTCGTCGAGGTAGTAGATCCCGTCGGGACGTGACACCGACATGTGGACCATGCCGCCCTGCTCGATCTTCCGCAGGCTGGTGGCCTGGATCAGGAACCTGGACCAGGAGCCGCCTCCGGTGTCGGAGGACGCGCCACCGTCCAGAACCCAGATCTCGTTGCCGTTGCAGCCTGGCTCGAGCGACTCGCCGGCTGGGTTGTGGACCAGGTAGTAGAGCCGGAGGTCGTGGACCGAGGACACGATCCACTCCTTCCGGGTCAGTCCTTGCCACATGTTGTCGATCTTGTCGGTCTGCGACTTGTGGTTGATGTTGTACATGGTGGCCGTGGACTTCATCAGCTGGTCGTCGAGCGGGTGGTACAGCCCGTTGTTGAACACCTCGCAGCCGTACGGCGACGTGGTGCCGGGCGTGGCTGTGGTCTCCTCGAAGCCCATCACGTTGACGGCCTCGGACTGCTGGGCGATGTTGGCCGGCGCCATGTAGTAGCAGGTGTTGTAGCCGTCGACGCCCCGGCACAGGATGGTGAGGGTGTCGGCGGACTGCGGGTTCTGCCACAGCTTCACGGTGGCAGCCATGTTCAGGTTGCCGGACGTGAGCGTCTTGAACCCGCCGCCGCGGCTGGACGAGAAGTCGGTGTAGGAGCCCTGCTGGTTCGACGTCCACTTGATGACAGCCGGGTTGGTGGCGTCCTTGACGATAATCATGCGGTCGGCTGCGACGATCCCCTGGCCACCACGTGACGGGTCGGAGTAGTTGATCCGCGTGTTCTTGGTCGGCACCATCATCTGCTCGTCACCTGCCTCAGACTGTGACGGGGTGACCCGTAGCCAGCCGTCGGGTCCGAGTGTCGAGGTCGGCTTCAGCTCGCGGGAGTCGACACGCACCGCCATCACCGGGACCGGGGACTGGTCGTTCCACTCGAGCATGTACAGGTTCCACTTGATGGCACCGGAGGCCATCGCGTTGACGAACACGTCCGACGGCATGGAGCAGACCAGCTGGTCGGCGCACTGCTCCGGGTCGGAGGTGGCGTTGCCGGACGGCTCGCCGGCTCCGTTCGGCGTCTCCCACTTCCACTGGACCCAGCTGCGCTGGCAGCGGACGGTGGTGATCGCCGAAGGCGCGGACTCGCCCACCTCGTTGGCGAAGGTGTAGAAGAACGCGAAGTTGTAGGCGTTGTCGTGGCCGTTCGACCCGTCGCTGATGAGGGTGTTCGGTGACCTGGTCTCCGGGTTCGGCAGCGTGCCGCCCACGGAGTAGGTGCGCTCGGTGCTGCTGGATGCGTGCGCGGTGCCGTTCCACTCGTACTTGGACGACGGGCTGTCTCCGAAGGAGCCGTCGAAGTAGGCGCCCAGTGTGGGCCCGCCCTCGAGGAGGACGGAGTCGACGTAGTGGAACTCGCCACGCGGCAGCGCCGGCACCCGGATCGTCAGCCGTACCGACGTGGTGTTGGCGGGCGCGGTGCCGAGGTTGGAGAGCCGGGTCCACCCGGCAGTGGCATCGGTGGTCATGGTGCCGACCTCGTTGGAGATGACACCGTTGTTGCCGATGTAGACCAGGTTCAGCTGGGCGCCGCGGGCGACGGTGCCACGGATGTAGGCAGAGCCTGCCCACCGCTGCGCACCGAGCGACATCGTCTGCCGGATCCCGACGTCGACCGGCGGGTGGTACACCGAGGACGAGGCGTTGACCGCGCCGGTCCAGAAGTAGTTGGTTCCCGTGCTGCCGGTGAAGAACGTGGAGGACTCTGCGGACTGGAACAGGGAGACGTTGCGGACCTTGTAGTTCGCGTCGCCCTGGGCGGAGGTGTGGTAGCCGACCAGGTACACGGCCAGTGTCAGCGCACCGGACGGGACCTTGAACGCACTCGACAGCTTCCGGCCCACGGTGTTGGTGAGGCTGTCGTTGACGATCAGGTTCTCCCCGACCTGCTTGTCAGCGGGGTTGTAGAACTTCACCATCACACCGGTAGCCCGGATCAGGTTGGTGCTGGTCACGTCGAACGCGACCCGGTAGGTCTCGCCAGCCTTCACGTTGACGTCGGGTCCACGGACGTAGCCGGCGAACCCGGCGGGCCCATCGTGGACGTTGACCCGCATCGCGTTCTCACCCGTGGTGGTGGTGATCGAGTCGACACCTGCCGACGCGTCCCAGCCGCCGATGCCGGTGGAGTTCACGTCGTGCAGCGGCTTGGTCATCAGGTTGGTGCGCTGCGGCAGCGACGACATCCGCAGCGAGAAGCCACCTGCCTGGTGCTGGGTGCTGTCCCGGCTGATGAAGGTGTCGGTGGTGTCGAGGGTCCAGGTGTCGTCGTTGGTCTCGAACGACGGGTTGAGCACCCGGTTGGTGCGGGTGGTGAGCGGGACACCTGAGTTCACCCAGCCCGCATCTGGATGCACCACGGTCAGCTTGTCGGCCACCGTCCACTCCGGGCGGACGATGGGCAGCATCCGCTTCGCGGTCTTCGTGGTGCCGACGTTGAACATGCGCAGCATGGAGCCGGCGTCAGAGAGGGCGAAGATCTTGTTGTCGATCTGCAGGTACTTCACGTACTGGGTGGTGGACCGGAAGTTGATGCCGGAGTCTCCGGCCTCGCCCTGCGGGATCGAGAACCCGGCGTCGGTCAGTGAGATGACGACACGCCCGGACGGGGTCTCGGCCAGCACCCGGAAGCTGACGGTCAGGTCGGTCTCCCGGACGGCGAACAGGTACGCCTTGGTGCCGTCGTTGAGGAAGAACGCCTCGTGCGACCCGACCACCGGCATGTTGAACGCGGTGCCCACCGGCACGGCTTCTGTCGGGACCGTGGTGTAGGACAGGTACCGGAGCCCCGGTCGGATCCGGCAGGCACCCGACTCGGTGATGAGCGTGTTCTCCATGATCCGCAGGGAAGTCGAATCGGAGACACCCGGAGGGTACGCCGTCGACCAGCCGGTGAACTCGCGCAGGTAGGCGCGAGCCAGAGGCCGGTCTATCGGGGCCGGGACCTTCATCTTCGGAGGCACGGGCTACCTCCGACGCTCGTCGCTGTGCGGGTGGTGGTGGTAGAAGTGATGCGTCTCGAGCCCGGACTGGACGGGCACGAAGAACTCGTTGAGGTACGGCGAGTCCGTGTTCCGGTCGTCGCGCTCGATGACCTGGTACATCAGGTCCTTGTACTGCGCCTCGAGCGTCTGGACTCGTGGCTGCATGATCGGGTCTGTCTGCGCGTAGTAGAAGGATGCGCGGACGGTGATGATGTCGGGGTAGGAGAAGTCGATCGGCTGGTCTCTGATCGCAGGGTCGACGACGACCGCGGGCACCGTTGGGTCCTCGGGCTGCTCCGGCAGCCGGAACATCACCGGCTCCCGCATCACCGGGATCTGGATGTCGAGTCCGCCTTCCCACTCGAACAGCGGACGGGAGAAGGTGATCGCGTTGCGGACCACCGAGCACCACAGTCCGCTACGACCGATGTACTTGTGCAGGGCGTCGCGCGGCAGCACGTAGGCCCAGACGATGATGTGGCCGTCGGCGTCGACCAGGCGCACCGAGTCGTCACCGACGACACGGGGCCGGGAGTCAGCCGGTAGGAAGACGTCCGTGTCGCCAGCGACCGACGTGCCGGCGGACATCAGGGTGGAGTAGTAGGACCACTCGTGCTCCAACGCGTTCGAGCGGAGCGCCCGGTTCAGCTGGCGGGTGACGGCGATGTACCTGTCCAGTGTCGGGTCGTAGGACAGGTCGAGCCCGGTGAGGTTGGACAGCACCTCCTTCACACCCTCGTCGAGTGTGTAGACGAGCTCGGGGTTGATGGAGGCGGTCACGGTGCATCCTCCCAGCTTCGTAGCGTCGCGCCCTGTGGCTTGCGGTAGGACAGCTCGGTGTCGGCGTCAGCCTGCACGTCGTTGCTGACGTCACCGAGGATCTCTCCGCGACCACGCCAGTTCTGGATCCGGTCAGGAACACCGGGGTCCTTCCATGCCATCCCGGTGGCGCGTGCCATCCCGGTCTGTGCCTGCCGGGACTGACGCCGAGCACGACGCAGCCCGGTGCGCGCCCGCTTCGAGCCTTGCATCTCCAAGGCGTTGCCGTACTGCTCGGCCTGCATGCCGTAGGTGTTGGCGAGCTGGGTGTACACCTCGGAGCGGTGGGCGTAGTAGTCGGTCCACTGGCCCTCACGGTCGGCGTTGGCCTGGCCGTAGAGGTTGGCGCGTGCGGTCAGCGTGTCGACGTTGAGGTCCGTGCGCTGACCGTTGATCGAGGTGAGCGTGTCGTAGAAGGCACGGGTGTTGGTGGTCTCGTTGAAGTTCCAGTTCCGCAGGCTCATGCCCTGGGCACGGAGCATGTCGGACTCGCCGGCTCCTTGGGCCGTCGCCTCGCTCAGCGCGTTGCCCCGCTCGCGGGCACGGTTGGCGAGGTTGTCGAAGTTCTGTGTCCCGATCTGCTTCTCGTTGTCACCGGCAGCCTTCTCGAGCGTCCCGATACGGTCGTTGTAGCCGCGCATCAGGATGTCGTCGCGCTGCCCGGTGCGGAACGTGATGTTCGCCAACCGGGTGTCGAGAGCCTTCTTGAACCCAGTCTTGCCGAGTGCCAGCCTCAGCGCGGCAGCCTGCTCACCCAACGTCTTGGCCTGGCCGAGTGCCTTGACCGCGGCCTTGTGCTTGGCCTGTGCAGCCTGCCGGTCGGCCTTCGCCTGGGCGGCACGCTGTGCAGCCAGGTACGGGTTGCCACCACTGCCGGTGCCAGTGCCGGTACCGGTGCCACTGCCCGAGCTCGGGTTGGACGGTGGCGGGTTGGTGTGCGGGGTCGACGGCGGAGCCGACGGCCTGGTCGGGATCGAGTTGCCGGAGTCGTTAGTACGCATAGCCGTTGCCTGTCTGCTGCTGCTGTGGCGGCTGCTGGGGCTGCTGCTGTGGCTGCGGTGTCGGCGTCGGGTTCGGCTTGGAGCTGGTGCCACCCGTGAGACCGAGCTGCTCACGGAACTGGTCGGCGGTGTAGAAGTGACCCTCACCTTGGCTCAGCGGGATGTTGTACAACTGCGCGTCCCGCGACCGCTGGTCCGCGTAGTTCATGAACAGATCGTAGTCACCAGGCTTGAGCTGGGAGTTGATCGCGGAGAGGATCTTGTCCCTCTGGTCGGCGTACTGCGGCTGGGCCAGCGCCTCGAAGGAGTTGCGGAAGAACACCGACCGATCGTCCTGGCCGTAGCCGGGACCGGTCTGCGTCGGCCCAGCCGGTAGCCCGCCGAGCCGGTCGACCAGCGGGTTGCGTGCAGCGAGTGCCTCGGGTGAGACCGAGCGGAGCAGCTGGTTGCCCTCGGCCAGCTTGTCGGTGAGCTTCTGCTCGAAGTCGGCGGTGTTGCCGGACAGCACCTGGGTCAGCTGGTACCGGTCGAGCTGGGCTGGACCTGCCTTCGCCTCGTAGGCTGTCGGGCCCTGGATGTCCTTCAGGTGCGTCAGGTCGTCGGCAGTGATCGCGGCGTTCAGATGGATGAAGTCATCCAGGTCCGCGGTGTGGTCCTTGAACTGGATCTGCTTCAGGACAGCCAGCGTCTCGGGTGCGAACATCTCGGAGCCGTGGTCCGCGCCGAACATCCGCTGCACGGTGGCGTCGTACGTCGCCTGGTCCTGCGGGTTCGGCTTGTACGTGTCGGTGTTGGCGCGGTCCTTGTTGACTGCGTCGACCAGCATCGTGTTGAAGTCGACGGCAGCCTTCTGCTTCGCGGGCAGCGCGTTGTACTCGCTCCACGTCAGCTGGTCGATGTCACCGACACCGACGCCCTGCGGCTTGTTCGGAGCCACCGGGCCTTGCATGTTGGTGCCGAGAGCGCGCTCGCGTATCGCCCGCTCCTTGGTGGCCAGGTCGATCCTGGCCTCGTCGACGGCCTGGGCCGGACCAGGCTGGAACGAGCCGATCGCAGGCTTGCCCTCGTTGTTGAGCTGGATGATCGGCGCAGCCACACCGTTGACGATGGACTGGTACTTCGCCAGATCCTCCGGGTCCGCCTTCTTCTTGGCGATGGCGGCATCGAGCACCTGCCGTGCAGTGGCGACAGGGGTCGGTGGCCTGGCTACGCCAGCGACCTTCGGGATCAGGTCGGCCTGGACCGGCGGTTCGGCTGACGCCATGATCTCGTTGAAGTCCGCTTGCGGGATCAGCCCTTGGAGCTGGGCGAGCTCGGCCTGCTCCCCGGTCAGCTTCGGCGGGTTCTTCTCCATCAGCGACTGGATGTCCAGGTGTGGCGTCGGGATCGCGGTCTGCG